GGAAAAGCACACCACGGTTTAATGTGATCTGCCTCTAGATACCCACCTCGAACGTTACAAAATTGGCAAGTCCAGTTATCTCTGGAAAATACTGCGTTACGCCAATCTCTATACCTATACCCAATCATTTCTCTTTTTCGTTGTTCTCGTGCTCCACCTTTCCAAAGAGGATTATCTGGACCGTATTTCGCTGCTTTTCTATTGGCAACAACTAACTTTGCTCGTGTTTCTTCCGAATGTCCTCGCTTTTCAGGCGGAACTAAGTCAGCATGGCCATGTTGAAACAAACCCTTGAGTTCACGTCCAAGATAGGCGCAATCCTTGCTGCAAAATTTCCTGCGTCCACGATTGACTTCCCATTGCTGGGCTTCAAACACCGTTTTACAGTGCTTGCAAGTCAACTGAACCTTTGGCTTTGCAGCAGGCATTTCTCACACCTTGTAGTACCAGACGCCTTCGACCTCTACGAGCTTTGCTCCGGCAGGAGGAACACCCTCTAGCTTCTGGTACACCTCTCCGTCAATTTCTTGGGTGTTGCCGTCCTCAACAGGAGGCGCAGTCACGACAGCAATCCAGTTGTCCCGGCGCTGTTCCTTCATGGCCTGGATCTCTGCTTCCGTGAACGTGTGATCGTCAGGCAAATGCAAAGCGTCAGCGAATTTGCCGTGGGGGGTTTCAAATAAGAAATCAATCTTAATCATGTGTGCTCCAACAAAAACACCCGCCGGAGCGGGTGCTTAATCACACCCCATTGAGGGTGTCTACAACTAATTATGCTGCATCGAGGGAAAAAGTATAAGTTACATTTAATGTATCACCCGATACCACACTCCGATCCCCCGGAGACTGAAAGTCTGCTGCCGAGAACAACGTTCCAGTCGTGCCACCCTTGGTGTTGTTCGAGATCAAAAACGCGCCGCCAATTGTAGCCGTGGCATTAATACTGAACGAGGCTGGAGATGCCGAGTTAGTAATCACCGAAGGGTCAGCCGTGGTTGCCGTACCGAACGTGCATGTGGGACGATTGGCATTACTATAACCTGTCTCTTCGGTCCAGCCCGCATGGGATGATGCCGTGTCGCCTGCTGCTGGAGTATTGGAAGCTCCTGCACCATAAAGACCAATGAACCACGCCGTGATCTGGGTGCCACTGGCGAAATAAACAGCGTTCATCGACTGAAGCCCGACGTTCACCACCAGATTCTTGGACTCAGCTTCCCATTTCAGGTTGCCATCTTTGTCGATGCACTGAATATGGAAGACACCGCCGCCCTTGACGGACTCGGTGGGCTTAATATCACGAACGACCGCAGCAGATACCTGATCGGTCGATTTTGCGTTTTCACGAGACATGTGAGACCCCTTTAAGAAATACGGACAATCGCCGATGTATTGGTTGCCGCTGGAAACTGAACAGTAAACGCAGTCGTCGATGTTTTATCGCCGCCAAAATTCAACACACAAACCGTTGGGTTACTAACACCGTTAAACTTATAAATCAGTGCGCCTCGAGCGGTCAATGCCGAAGACCAAGACACATTAGAAAAAGAAAGATACGCAGTGGTATTACTTGGGTCCGCTCCCGTTGTTGGCTGCACAGACACGGTTAAAACTTCTCCGCCGGGACTGTAGCCAGAAGCAACAACTTCATTATCGGTCGTATATGAATCTGTCGTCGGACCTAAATTTGCTGCACCGGTATAAAGCGCAATCTTGAACGTGTCCGTTGAAAAGTTAAACGTGCCTGCCGGCAAGCCTACTTTGAACGCATTGGTGGCACCTTGCTGAATAGCCATCAAGTCACCTGCTGCCGATACTGACCAGAGCGATACGCGTCTTGACGCTCCATACCATCGCCCAGACGTTTTGCCAACGCCAGCGCTTCCATATACTTCTGATTGTAGAGCGTCATCAGGTCTTGTTCACCCTTCATGTAGGTGTACGCTTCGACCAATGATCCGTACAGCAAAACCGAATCAAAGTTATCACCCAACCAAGTCTGACCGCTTGCAGCCACCGTAATTGACTCGGGGTAATAGTAATAATGTAGTTCGATGGTGTACACAGCGTTGGGGGTTGGCCCCAAAATAAACGAGAGTTCGTTCGTAATGGTCGTGCCAGAAACCGTTGGCCCAAACAACGCGTAATATTTTGGAATAGCGGTCTCAGTCGGATCAGGATACGCCTGCCGAATATAGTTGACATCTTTGTTCAGCAAGTACTCGTACGTGCCGGCTGCGTCGATCACAGCCATCGAATACACCGCTAAAAAATCATTGGGGCACGACAAATACTTCACATTGGTAGACGTGGAACCCGTGACGTTTTTACGCAGCGACGGAAACTGCACAGTGTTATAGATACGCTGTTCCGCCTGTTTGACGAAAGTCGGTATCTGAGCAGCAAAATCGCTGCTCGTATTTTCTGTGTACGCGACAAGCGCGTCCGAAAGCTGCGTGTAATTCACGCCATCGGTCCCCGAGACATCACGCCTTTAGTGGCCGCGCCCGTACCGCGCATTTTGATGCCGGTGGTTTTGGCTTCCGGGCTGTAACCATGACGGTCCACGCCGTACACAGACATGTTGACGCTATCGGCTTTGGTGGGTTCAGCGTCGTAGCCGTTGCCCAACTTAACCTTGGAACTACCCGTCATAGTGTGCGGAGGTGCGTAAACTTCAGCGGGGCCAACCTCTTTGCCGCCTTGCTTCATGCTGAACTTAGCCATGATTAGATCCCCGTTGCGGGAACTTTCCGCACTGATTTTTTCTGATTGGCGACCTTCGCCAAGTTACGGCCCATCGCCTTCATTTGGGCATTAGTCTTGCCCCCCTTCGCCATTTTAGTCAGAGGCTTGCCGGGGTGCATCGCACGCTCGTGTTTGTGAACCGCCTTTTTAACGTCCATTCTTTGCTCCTATACAATCACAACTGTGACCGAACCGATATCAATTTGCAAGACAAGATTGTTGGGCGTTAAACCGGCGTCGTTTGCTCTTGAGCCACCAACAGGTGCCCAGCCCCATTGAATGACGCGGCTCCCTAATTCGGAATAACCTACGGCGTTGGGTCCAGTACCGCCGTTCAATTCGATTTGCAACCCACTTGTTCCGGACAGTTGGTAACTTACATCTGGGCGAGGTTCACGAACCGCCTGTGGATCATAAACCGGATACATACCCAACTGCAACTGCGGCTGATCCGGCTCCCAACACTCCGGACAGACTTTGATACTGACCATTTTTGTTTTGATAGTCAGCTTGCGCAACTGCGTCAGTTTGTAGCGCTGACCACAACGATCACACTCCGCGATGCTGTATTTGCCGGCAGCGTACTTTGGACCCGCCATACATCACCTGTAGTACATGATGCGCGGTACAAACCGATCGTTGGCCTTATCCCGATCTTCTTCAGACGCCAACTGCCACTGCTGCTCGTAATCCGCTTTCAACATCGCAATCCGATCTGGCGACACATCCGGCAGCTTGATTGATAAGTAGTACGCCAGCCCAGCCACCATGCAGTTCAAAAGACGGAACGGAATATCTTCCGTCTTCGTACCCGTGCCCGCATCCTGCATCCGACGCAAGCGCCAGTACACAAACATGTAGAACGGGTCACCCACAGAACCTTGGTTGGGTACCGGCCAAATGTTGATGGAAGGAGGCCGCGTCACATAAACTGACGCTCCGACCGTATGCAGCGCAGCCACTGTGTTTTGCTGGCCTCGACCGCAATAACTGATGTATCCCGCTGTAAGACTGGGATCAGGCTGAGTCAGGTTACTGTAGCTGATGATCTCGCTGCCGATTTTTACAAAACCTGCCGCAGGAAGCTGCGTAACATCGGCCAGATAAATCGTCGTATCAGTTGCGGCTGCGTTTTGTGTTGCTACTGTCGTAGACGCCGAAGTGTTTACCTCTGCAGTCTGCCGATTAATCCAAACTTGAATAGGGCGTCCCTGAGCGTACTTATTAGGGATCGTAGAATAAGTTGATTCGCTGATCCTATTGATGTTGATGTCCACTTGTGTGGTTCCAACACCTGCATTGGTGCGGGTTACCTGATCGAGCAAGTCAATCGTGTCGTTGGGCAAAGCGTAAATAATTTGATTTGGGTACAGCGGAATCTGTCCCTGCTCGATCGTCCACAGATTAATACCGCGATTGGCCCACTCGATGGTCAGCAGGTTCAGACTGCGACGTGCAGTCCTAAAGTTGTAGCCCGTACGCAACTCCTGCCCGCAACGCTCAAACGCCTCTTCAATCAGGTCGTTAACGTCCAGATTAAAAACAGAAGTGCCGGTCGTAGCCATTATCGGTACCTTGCGGTTTTAGCTGCCACTTTGGGCGGTTGCTTCACGAACTGCTTCCCGGCGGCTTTGCCTGCTCGTTTTACTCGGGTTGTTGCGGCGTATTCTTGGGGGGAAAGAGCTTTGATCGCAGCTTCTGGAAGATATCTTTCACCCGTGTCAGTAGATCGTTTACCACTCTTGGTTCTCCATTTTTGAGCGGTCCAGTTTTTAAGCGATTGCTGCGGGGCTTTCATCAGACCATCTTCCCACGCGTTTTGCCTCGCTTTGCCATGCCATCTGCCCGCTTTGAAGCAGACATCACTTTACCGCCTTTTTTCATGCCGGAACGCAGAAATGTACCGCTTCCGGTCGAGACCGGATAGACCTCTTCCGAACGAACGACGTTACGCAGACCGGGTTCTTCTGCAAAAACTTTACGCCGTACAGCCCGTTCTTCAGAAGGCAGCATCTTCAGATTGGAATCCTGATATCGCCGAAGAAATTCCATCGTGTCGGTATCAGAATATTCCGGCGCTTTTTTAGAAGAAGCGAGCGCTCCAGCACCCAACAGGGCAGCAAGCGCTGCAATATTTCTTCCGCGTGCCATATTTTACCCCCTGTATCCGCCGCCCTTAGCCTTGTACTGTTTAGCTAAAAGCTGCGCTTTTCTTGCGCTCCACTGCCCTGCAGCAGTGCCTTGAACCGCACGAGACTTAATAGACTCAAACAGGCTTTTTCGCATGCCGGGTTTGGTGTAATTGCCCGCTTCATTGACGCGAGATGTTGACCCTCCAGCAGCGTACAGCTCAAACGCATCACCGTCTTTGCGGTGCTTCGTTTTTCCTTTGGGCATCTTAGACGCGCGTATCGCGCCCATCCCGCGTGAAGCCATCATAATTACACCATCTTTCCGCGAGTCTTACCGCGTTTGGCACAGCCGTCCGCTGCACGGACATAGCCGCCTTTTGCGAACTTTGGATTGGTCAACGACCGCTCGTATGCGCGATCCATCGCCTTTTTCTCCTTGGCCTCTTTACTCATCTCCTCCAGCTTTTTTTGAGCTTCGGGAGAAGGAGTCATGCTGGGCGCAGGAACAGGCGGGGCTGCACGCGCTGCCTTTTCATCTTCCCCCATATCAGGAGGAGTGACAGCTTGGAACGGGCCGACGACACGCGCCTTACCTTTGGTAGCCATCTCAGCACATCCCGCCTTTGCGCATCGTCACTTGCATACCTTTAGTCTTGCCTTTCTTGGCAATACCGTCAGCAGCTTTATGACCTGCCGCCAACCCACCAGCGGCCATCTTCTTGACTTTGCCGCCGTACTTCATGCCCTTCATCTCGGCCATCTCATGCTTGACCATAGCTTTGGGAGCGCCCGCTTTTTTCATAAAGCCGACTTCTTTTTTCATCATTGCTTTGGACTCTTTCATAGCACCACCTTCGTTAAATTTACGGCCTTTATCGGCCTGCATGAACTCGCGTCCAACGGACGCAGGAACACCTACGCGCTTGGCGAAGGCGGGGTTATTAGCCACTGCAGCCATGAATCGATGCTGTTTACCCGAGCTGCTTGGCACGATGGGTCTCCATGAAACGATCTATCTTCTGTTCCAATCTGTCAAGTCTGTCAAGCACACGATTGATATCCGCATGAACTTCTGCCTTGGTCACGTATTCTTTGGCAATCTCTTCTCGGGTGCGGTTGAGAAGAATCTGAAGGCGTGTGATCTCTGAGGACTTCTCTCGCAAGAAATACCCAAGAATTCCAATACCGCCTGTGAGCAACAGGTTCCAGATCATTCCATCCATTTCAACAATTCCATGCTCTCAAGGATTTGTTAATCCGACTGTTGGGATCGTTAGCGGTTTTGGCCGAAGTTAACTTCTTTTTCATCCCTTTCATCCGGGCGCAAAAAGAGTCTCGGCGTGGGCCACCTTCGGGTTGTGGGGCTTTCAACCCCGGCTTGCCCGGATTGGCTCGGTTGTAAGAGGCGCGGCCTTTGGCGTTCAACCCACCCTTCGGGTTCTTACCTTCGGCTCGCTGCCATGCGGGAGTCTTAGCCATGATTACCTCTTCTGCTCTTTAAGCTCTGCCGCCAGAACTTCGGTCTTTTCTTTGCTGCTGGCCGAAGATCCAAGGAAGAAGTTGAGGATCGTTGCCACTACCGTACCCAACAGGAAGCCCAAGATCGTGTCGGCAAACCGGACGTTAAGTTCAGGGATATGGGTAAAAGTGATGAGAAAAATGTACACGACCGCCGTAAATGACCAAAAAGAGGCCAGATACATAACATATCGTTTGGCAAACGTGTCATTTTGCTGCAATGCGACAACCTGCATCGCCCGAGCGTCCGCCGTGTTTTTGTTGGCTTGCTCGACCATGAACTCCTGATGCTTCATCGCGCTTTCGCGCAACGCCTTGACTTCCTCGGCGCTCATGTCGGGCTTCAGCTCAATACCGGTCTTTTCTTGGACGTAATCCAAGCCTTTGTCCACAACAGCCTGAGCAACCTTCGGCAGGTTGTTTTGAAGCAGACTGGAGACGATTCCGGCAAGGAGCGGTGCCATTTAAGACCCCATAAGCTCAAAGTTAAGGTTCTTGTGCCGTGGGTAAGTTACTGTGCGATCACCTTCGGGACACTTGTACTTGATGGTTGCCAGCAGTGTACCTTTACCCGGAGCCATCTCAGTCTTGACTGAAAGCGTATACGTAAATGTATCAACTTCCGGACCAGCAGGGCCAGAAAACTTTGGGTTTGATGATGTAGCTTCATGCACCACACCTCTTCCATCCCTGATCGCTGGCACAAACGACTCAACCGAACAATCATCCCGTTTCTTGATCCGAGCTACAGTCACAACAACAGGCTCACCGATCTTGGTGGGCTTAACTTCAAAATGTTCAGGCACCCACTGAATAATTGCGTTGTCAATCAACCCAAACTTATCAAAAAGCGTGTAGCCACCACCAAGAGCAGCGATACTTGCAGCTACAGCTCCAATGGCTTTGTGGAAGTCCACAATTTAAGCCTCCAACAGCGTCGCCACTCGACGCGCCCAACCAGCAGAAAACGAAGGCCAGCCCAGCATATTCGTCATGGCACGAAGCCGCTTACCCAACATACGACGCAAGATCCCATCTGGGTTTAGCTCATTGATTGCAGCAAGCGTCTTAGGTCCAAGCACACCGTCAGGCGTAGCGCCAACCGCTTCTTGCAGCCACCGAACCGAAGTACCGGGACCAGAGTTCACCGCAGCATCAAAGACCGCGTAGCGGATCACGGGGGGCAGCTCTTCCGCACGAACAGCGTTCCAATATTTGGCTTTATAGATCACCTTTGCGGTCTCTACCGAAAGATCTTTCATCAGACCTTCATAGCCATTCTCGCGGGCGACTACTTTCGTAATCCCCCACATGGTCTCGCCCCCCGGATCATTCGGGTGATTTGAGTAACCTCCCTCGTGCCCGAGGAGGTGATGAAAGGCTTCATCGAAATTCATGCGTCACCCGTAGAACACCACTGCGGTCGTCGCCGTGCCAGACACCGTGACATGCAGATCAGTCGCGCACAACACACCTTCTCCGGGGAACGTCATCGAAAACGGAGTACCGCCATTCAACGTCGTTGTAGAGAAAATCGTCGTGCCTGACGCACCACCATCACGAATTACAACGGTACCTGTCGCCGAACCGGGCGTAGCAAACACACCCTTACAACGCGTTCTACCCGAAAACACTGTGGCGGTAGCACTGACGTACCCCGCCTTAACGTCAGTTTGCATCATGACAAACCCCTAATTAGGCAGTGCGAGTGAACACGTATGCGGTAGCGCTGGAGAACATGATGGTGAACCGGGCAAGGCCCGTGACACCAGAGGCAATCGTCAAGTCGCCAAACGAGCCTGAACTGTCCGTAGCAGCGGTGGACAAGATGCCGTTGACAGCAACCGCAATGGTCACGGTCGATGCGCCAGCAGTGTTGTCCACGTACAACTCAAGCACGGTACCTCTGACCGCACCAATAGCAGCGCCAAGCAACGTACCCGTGGGCAACGTAATGGTCGTTGGGGAAGCAGAGGTGGAGGTGATGTAGCCAGTTGCAACTTCTGCTGCGGTGGCGGTGGCCGTAGCGTTGATTGCGGCAGTCGTTGGGTGGTTCTGGTCAGTGAAAACCAAGTTCGTCGCAGTCAAAGTGGTCGCAGTCAAATTGGTCACGCTGGTGGTTGCGCCAAAAGTGGCGTCCACGGTAACAGCGCCAGTGGTGCTGTTGGTGGTGATAGATTGAAAGCCGTTCTGCGATCGAACTGGCCCGTTGAAAGTGGTGTTAGCCATTGAATCCTCACATGCGAGCTGGGAGCGCTGTCTGCATGTCGTCTGGCCGGGACCAGTCTGGCGCTCCGGTGACCCCGGAATAATGGTGTTTTAGCACAAAAGAAAAGGGGGCACAAGCCCCCTTTTCCAACTCTTATTCAGAGTTATCAAGCACCCGGCGAACCGTACATACCGAGCGGATCCGAGAATCCGAACGAGTAACGTTCGCGAGCCTTGTACCGAACGTTCCCGGTGTCGAAGTCTCCATCCATCGAGTTCTGCAGCGGGGTCCGCACAAAGTGCTTCATACCGTTGGGAACGTCGGTGGTCAGGAACCACGCATTGGTGTCGGTCAAGAAGTGGTTAACGGTATAACCACCGGGGATCGAGCCGTTGTTCTTCAGCGCGTTGATATCGTTGTCCGCAGTCGAGACACGAAGTTCAGTCTCAAGCAGGCGGGTTGCAACGAACATCAGCGCCGGGGGAACAATCAGCTTCTTCGGCTTGGCAGCAATCAGCAGCCCACGCTCGTCCGTCCACGCAGCGATCTGGATAACAGCCGCCTCAAGCGAGGTTTCGTTCAGATCAGCAGCCGTCGAAGGCGAGTTGCTGTTGGTACCGCCAGAGATCAGCGGGTGCGCCGTGCTAAACAACGCGACACCATCACCGCCAACAAAGGCAGAGTTGAAGCCGTTGTTCAGAACAGACGCAGCCTTGACCTGCTTGGTGTACGCCATAGCACGAGCCAGAGCCTTGGTGTAACGCGCCGACAGCGAGTCGTAGAGGTTGTCCTCAATCGCCTCTTCCGTCAGCGAGAAACCCAAAGCAATGGTTTCGTGGTTATAGCGAGCAGTCCAAGCTTCCTGCGCGTTATCGTAGGCAATCGCACTGCCCTCGTTCTTCACCGGAGCGGCGGAGAATCCAGACAGTTTGGTTTCCTCTTCAAACGAACGCTCGGAGGTCTCGGTTTCGTAGATCTCTTTGTGCTCTTCGCCGTAACGCGAGTACTCCAGACCGAACAGCGCGTTCAGGCCGGGGAGCAGCTCTTTCAGTAGTTGTGCGCGTGAAATAGCCATTTAAATGCTCCTTTAAGCAAGCGCCGTAGCGAACTGATAGCTATGCCAGCCCTGATTCCACTTGACCAGCACTTCAGGATACCCGATGAAGGTAAACGAAGAGCTAGCAGCAGCGGTCAGCGTAGCAGCCACAGTCACAGTCGTGCCGTTGACGTTGGTGACGTAGTTGTAGTCACCGGGATTTCCGCCAGCCGACGCATCCGGGCAGATGACCTGCATGCCCGCCTGAAGCCCCGTTACAGCCGCCGCCAAAGTGATCGTGGTGCTGGAAGACGATCCAGTGCCAGTCACAATGTAAGAGGTCTCAGGGACAACGGCAACCACACGGAACGGCAGCGAGTTACTGGCAACGCGGACGTTTCCAGTACCGTTTGACGGACCGTCACCGGACACCGCCATTTTGGAATTGCCCGTGGTCGTGCTACCGGCAACACCGGTAATCGCGTACACGTTGGTTCCAATAAACGACTGGTTCGCATACCCAACCGTGGCGGCAGTGTTGCTTTCCGAAGAGGTTTGACCAACCATGACCACTTTGAACACCGCTGACGGATCGTCAACAACATACGCGACGATGTCGTTAGCCAAAGTGCTGGCCGGGTAGTACTGCGCAAAAAGCTTCTGACCGGTAGCAGGACTGGTGTAAGAACACCCGACAAACACACCGACAGCGCCCGCAATAACCGAAGTGGGGCTAGAAGCCGCCGAGTAGGACGTTTTGATCAACGTTCCGGTCGTCGTCAACTGGACCAGATCACCATAAAAGAGGCTGGTGCCGTAGTTACGAGCAATCGGAATCTGTCGCGTAGCTCCCGCGTACGGTAGTCCGTTCAGTTCATTAACTGCCAGAAAACCGTAAGGAGAGTCAACAACGGGATAAGCCATGTTTGACTCCTAAAAGTTAAGTGCCTTTGCCAAAGCTCGTCGAAGACTTACGCTCCTTAAAGAGCGGCATCCTCGGGTCATTCTGACGCATCAAATTGTTGTCTACAGACTCCATCTGTCCTGCAGCTTGCCTGTCAAAATGCGCAGTACGCTGCTGAACAAACTCAACTGGGGTCTTGCAAAGCAACAAACCGCCGATCTCGATGTTGTCCTTAAAACGCGATGCGGGATCGACTAGCAGTCGAAATTTGGGTTGCTCTTCCACAGGCACTGGCTCCCAACCTTCCCGAAGTTTTCCGGACAGGTTACGAGGGTCCGCTGTGTTAAGCGTCGAAACACGAATCCAACGATACGAATATCCCGGCATTTTGTCCGGCTCGGGAAGAGATTCGGGCTGCTGCCACTGCTTGGGGCGAGCCTTGGATTCCCGCGTTTCGATCTCACGGGGCGTGCGACTTTCAGCCATTTTGAGCCTCCATTTTCAACAGTTCCCGTGCGTATTGTTCCGGCGTGAGTCCCAACTTCTTTGCCAGCTGGACTTGACTCGCTTTCAGCTTGATCTTATTTGAAGACGTGCTGCGCGTTGCCGGAGCTACTACGGTGTTGGCTTTCGCTTTTTGAGCGGGCCTAACATCCTCAACCCCGAAAAAATCCGGGAATCTTTTCCGAAGCGTTTTGTCCAATTCGGAATAATACTGTTCCGATCCAACAGCCACACCGCCTTCTTCAAGCTCAGCATGGAGCCCAAGAGCGTATGCAGTCATCCCTTTATTCGACCCAAACCAAGGATTACGTTCTTGCCACGCTAGAGCCTTAGTATCGGGGCGTGCAACGGGTTGCTGAACCGATTGCGTACTTTGTACCGCAGTTTCATCCTCTTGTAAAGGGGGTAGTCTAAAACTCTTTGCCTGCATGAGTTTGAA